CGATTAATGAAACAGAAACTGACTTCAATCTTTACATGGTTAATCGTTGGTGTTCTATGTATTCTGCCGACGTTTCTCAAATTATCAATGAAACGACAAACAAATACTCGAAAGTATTAAACTCGAAACAAGAACAATACGATTTTTTGTTCAACTTTCTTCCAAAGTATAAGAAGAAAAAAATAGAATATATTAAGAAAGTTAAAGAGGAAAAAACTGAAGAAAACGAAGAAATTCCTTACATGGCAAAAGCTTTGGAACTTTCCGAAAGAGAAGTTAAACAGTATATTGATTTTTTAAAAGAGTTACCTAATTAATAGTATGGCACAAGAATTACCTTCACACATGGATAACTTAAAACAAAAAAAGGGTCTTATTGATCTAGATGCAAATTCAGAGGGATTCTTTGGTTTGGAAGATTATAAGTTGTCTTTTGTATTTGATGATATTGTTTTAGTTGAGTTTGTAGATGAAGTAGATGATGCTCAAGGTTCAGTTGTTGTACGTAATGGTCTTTATGTACCAACTAATATCAACACTAAGGCATGGCGCAAAGCTAAAGTTGTATTAGCTGGTCCAAATGTAAATTACGCTAAAGTTGGCGACATTGTTATTTTTCCTAATGATAAGGGTGTTACAGTATCTAATATGGATATTGATGGTTATGGAGTAGTTAAAAAGGGAATGTTCTTGAATGAACAACGTCTATTCGGTATTGCTAAGAAAGCCTAACACTAAATACTTATGTGGCAGATAAGTACACATACGGTAAAGAACATAATTTAAATCTTCAAAGGTACTCTAACCTTGAAAATAAATTAAGAGCTAACGTATGTATATTGTATATACTTCGTAGACACGAAGCTTATGGTAAAAACAGATTTCGTAGGATGTTATGTACTAACTCCTACGATTTGTTGAATAGTTTTAATGGTAGAACTACTCTTCATTTTACGCCAGCATCTAGGACACCTACATTTAATCCTAGGCAAAAGAATTTGATCATTACTTGGGATATATTAATGCAAGATTGGAGATGCATTAATATGGATGAATGTTATTTAAATTACGAATATCCAGTAATTACGCAAGATCAAAAAGACAAGTTTTGGAGTGAAATGTTCAACAAAACATTTTATCTAATGTCTACTGAGGAGAAATTTGGGTGGATGAACAAATGGTAGGTTGATTTAATATAAAATCGTTTTAAATACGATTAATGGAAGATTTTGAAGAGTTGTTTAGATTATTCTTACAAAGAAATGTAGTGTTTTCTTTAGAAGGAAAAATTATAAAAGAAGGTAAATTATATCTCTTTAATAAGAAGGATTATTATTTTACATTTTATTTGAAAATGAATAATCAAGAAAAGAGGTTTGAACTACCATATCCATTCCAAGCTAAACTGACGAAAAATTACATTGAATTAGATTATACTTTTTCTGCAATTTCCAAAAACGATCCAGAGCTTTATTATCGATTGATCTCTTTGAACAAGTTAAACAAGAATAAATTCCTTAATAGCAAAATTTTGATGTTTGAAAAAAACACACTTGATTTATCTTTGGTTTCGTAGTAAGTTTCGTGAATGCCTCTACTAGATTATTTCCCCAAAGGATTTGAGCCACTTTCTCAGCAAGTCGAACTCATTGAAAAGATTGACGAAGCCTTTAAAGAAGGATATAAGTATGTCATTTGCTGTGCTCCTACTGGTAGTGGAAAATCATTTCTTTCTAAAACATTAGCAAATGTTTCGAAAGATCCATCTTCTGATTTCGTAGATTTGGTTGAAAGTTACAATGCTTTCCGAATCGATAATGTAGGAGATTACGTTAGAAAAGATGATTGTCTAAATGAAAAACCTTTTGGAGTTTTTGCTTTGACAATTACCAAAAGTTTGCAGGATCAATACACTAACTTATTTGATGATTCATTTGCTTTAAAAGGTAAAGCGAATTATATCTGTAAAGTAGATCCAAGATATGATGTAGAAATTGCTCCTTGCTTATTCAATAATCGTCTCAAGGAAAGTTGTATCTTAAATTCTACCTGTGAATATTATAATTCCAGAAAGAACATGTTAACCAATAAATTTGCTGTATTGAACTACAGTATGTTCTTATCTCTTCCTGAACATGTCAAGAATCGTCAATATATCATATGCGATGAAGCTTCTGAAGTAGAAGATGAATTGGTAAAACGTTTTAGTAGGGGATTACCATATAAATTCTTAAAAAGAATGGGATATAAACCCACTGATATTCCTGTAACTAATTATTCTAAATTTAAGATTTGGTTGGATAATCTGGTAATGAAGCTGGGTGATGAAGTCAATAGCTTGAAGCAAAGCATGAATAAAAAGCGTGGAAAAGCGGAATTTGATTCAGATGCTCAAAGATTTAAAATGTTTAGTAACATGTATAACCAGTTAAAAACAACTACTGATACATGGAAACAGTGTGAATATATTATTGAAAATTCATTAGAAGGAATTTCTTTGAAACCACTACGTGTGGATAATCTTGCGAAAGATATTTTTGATTACGGTGATAAAGTTCTTTTGATGTCTGCTACGATTATTGATCATGCTAATTTTGCTAAAACTCTTGGTATTGAAAAGTACAAGTATATTGAAGTAGATTCTACGTTTGATCCTAAGAATGCTCCGATTTATGCTACTAAACATAAAAAGATTAATTATAAGAATTTAAAGGAGAACCTTCCTTATATTAAAGATTCTATACTTAAGATTTGTAAAGTTCATAAAAAAGATAAAGGTATTATCCATACACATACAAATGAAATAACTCAATATCTGAGAGATAACATCGAGGATCCCAGATTTTTGTTTAGGTTAGATGGAGCGGATAATGAACAAATCTTGAAATTACATATAGAATCTCCTGAACCTACTATATTGGTTAGTCCATCAATGTCATATGGAGTAGACCTTAAAGGAGATTTGGCTAAGTTCCAAGTAGTATGTAAGGCATCTTATATGCCATTACATGATGAAAGAATTAAAAGATTGTTTAAAGAAGATAAAGATTGGTATGTAAACAAGATGTTAAACAATCTAATTCAAGCTTGTGGACGTGGAGTTCGTTCTAGTAAAGACAAATGTTTAACTTATATTTTAGATGGATCTATCACAGATGCTGTTATTAGAAATGCCAAGAAATTACCCAAATACTTTTTAAGAAGATTTGTGTAGGTGAACTATCGTTCCAAAGATTAAATAATTGGAACGATGTTTAATAAAACATATCATTATGAAATCCATGATCTGTTGACGCAATTTATAGCGGCAATGGATGATGTGGTCATATCCAGATATAATAAAAATAGAGAAGAGAAAGAGCAGATTAAAGTAAGATATGTACATGCTCCTAAAGAACGAGTTTTATATGATATTGTAAATAAAGCTCAAAACATAACGGTTCCAGTTATATCAGTCAGTGTTTCAGATATACAGAGAGATGAGAATCGTGTTTTTAATAAAATCGAGGGTTTTTACTCGCCAGTAAAAAGAGAGGCTTACGGTCCAACAACAGCGCAAATACCAATGCCTGTTCCAGTTAATTTGACTGTTAATCTCAATATATTGACGAATTATCAGAGTGATATGGATCAAATCATATCAAACTTTGTACCATATTCTAATCCTTATATTGTAATCAGTTGGAGAATTCCTGATAGTTTTGGTTTGGAATTAATTAATGAAATACGTTCTGAAGTATTATGGAATGGTAATATATCAGTAGAATATCCGATAGATTTAGAAGCTTCTGGTAAACCTAGATTTTCAGCATCTACTTCTTTTACTATTAAAGGCTGGTTATTTCCAGCAGCACCATTCGAACCTGCTAAAAATATATATTTTATCGATTCCAATTTTCATGTATCTAGTAAATTTAAATTAGATTACGATTCGTTCTTAACTTCTCTTACTGCTGACACATATGTATATGATCCATCTACTGGATTAACAAATGAAAACGAAACGGTTTCTGTGTCTGGTGCTCCACTAATAACCAATTTGTATGTATCTGTTTCGTCAAAATACATAGAGCTATCTGGATATGAAACGATTTATCAAAATAAATTAGAAGATAAAGTTACGTTCATGATTCTTGGACAGAATCTACAATATACCAAACATGTAATGTTGAGTAGTAATTCGCCAACTATATACAAGAACTTATCTACATTTGATTTTACGTATTACCCATCAATAACAGCTTTTGATATTGAAAACCAATATTTGCAAATATTGGGTAAAAATGCAATCACTGTAACATTACCACCTATTTCTGGAAATGGAGATATTAATTTTGTAGTAGTTAATAAAATAGGGTGGGCTGATACAAATTCTATTGATTCTAGAATGTTGTATCTATCTGCTACATATGGTTCTTATTTCTATGCCTCGGTAGACGATTCTTGGTATAACATTAAAAATTGGTATACAGATTCTGACCATATATATAGAGCAGAAAGATTACCTCTATCTGGAGCTGAAATAACCGTGTTGGGTGTTACTCCTCCATTTGTAAATCTAGATGATCCTCGCTGGGCACAACCAGCAATATTTAATACTTCTACAAATAGCATTACATTCTCATCTAATACATATAAGAAAGTAACTTCTGTAATTAATGGTTATGCTACCTTCCTAGGTAATTCCAGACACGATTCCACAGATACACATGGAAAATATTTTTATTCTACATCTGATGATTCTTGGTATAATGTTAATAACTGGTTTACAGATTATGGTCATACAAACGAAGCATTAACATTACCACCTTCTGGTTCAAATGTTACTATATTGGGAAATACTGCTCCATATGTTAATTTAGATGATATAAGTTGGATACAACCAGATGTTATTAATTCAGGAACAGTTGGTATAACTTTCTATTCAAATACATTCAAAAAAGTAACAGCATTGATAAATGGCGATGCTACTTTCCTAGGTAATGCAAGACATGATTCTATAGATACATATGGAAAATATTTCTATGCCACAACAGATAATTCATGGTATAATATAAACAATTGGTTTACTGATTACGGTCATACAATTAATGCATCATCATTACCACCTGTTGATTCAAATGTAACTATATTAGGAACCACAATACCATATGTTAATTTAGATAACGTAAACTGGGTACAACCAGATGTTATTAATTCAGGAACAATTGGTATAACATTTTATTCTACTACACACAAAAAAGTAACAGCATTAATAAATGGTGATGCGACTTTCTTAGGTAATGCAAAACATGATGTTTAATGGTTGGATTTAAGAGTATACTTAGATAAATAAGAGTTATGGCAGATTACGATACGGGAAAAACTTCCACATTTGGTAGAGAATTGATGAATTATATTTCATCTAAAATGCCTTATTCTGGATTAAACGTAGCTAATCTAACTGATACTTTAAACCCAAAATATAAGTATTTTGAAAATACTGGGTTACGTCGAGCTGAAGTTTTATCTCGTCATTCTATATCTCAAAATTTCGATTATAATAACGCATCTATTGGTAATATTTCTGCCGATAAACGTTATGGCGAAATCATGTATGCTAATATCCAAAAGGATAAATTGGCAAGGGTTCGTGATTACCGTATCATGGCAGCATTTTCCGAAGTTGCAAATGCCTTGGATGAAATTTGTGATGAAGTAATTACTATAGATTCAAATACAAATAGTTGTATGAATCTGAAATATAAGAACATAACTCTTTCTAATTTCCAAATGGAAACACTCCAGAAAGAATTTCTTAAATATACAACATACTTTGATTTCGAACACAAAGGTTGGTCATATTTTCGTCAACTATTAGTCGAAGGAGAAATTTATTGGGAACATATTATGCATAAAGATTATCCTGAAGAAGGTATTCTTGGTGTTGTACAAGTTCCAACTGAATTAGTAGATCCTGTATTTTCTAACGTACAGAACGTAATGGTTAAAGGTTACCTATATCGTAAGCCTAAATTTGATCCAAATAATCCATTAAAACAAGTTGGTATTGATTATGTTCCACTGGATAAAAACCAAGTAACATATGTTAATTCTGATGTATGGAACGAAAGCAAAACAATGCGTCTTCCATTTTTGGAAAATGCTAGACGTGCTTATAGGCAATT